GGTGTGTCGGCTTTCAAAAGAAAGCTTACTCATCAGAGATGAGATGTGTGTTACCTGCTGAACAATCCTGTTCAGTAAAACCTAGTACGGAGCATAGTAATATGCCATACCCTCCCTCCAAAAGTGATTGGGCTCAAGTCTGGACTCAAAAGCAGGGCAAGGATAAGGTCTACAACACGACGCGAGTGCGTCATGTTCGGACCTACCGTGACCAGCTTGTTGATACTCCTGACTTCAAGCACATCGTTGCTACGGGGAAGCGCCTTCCGATGAATCCTTACCGGTCTCGTACCGGTGAGTATAATGCATCGTTAGGCTCGTACCTGAAATCTTCCACTTGGGAAGGTTTTGGGTCCGTCTCCGAAGCTGTAGGCACTACTATCATTAGCGGTGCTTACAATGGAGCACACAACAAATTTGGTTCTGGTTACTCTGCATTGTATGCAGAGGCCAATTCCAAGGCTGTTGTGAACTTTTACGAAAATGCAAATAACTCTGACTTTCAAGCTCTTGTGACTGCGGCAGAATTGCCAAAGACCATGAGCATGATAGGTCAGACTGCAAAACGTCTCGCTAAAGCTTTTAAAAGCGCTAAACGAGGCGACGTTGGGGGACTTTTCCAGTCCCTCGGTTTGGAAACAGGTTCTCACGCGAGAACCTTGACCCGAACCGCAAACAACGCTCGTAAAAGAGGAAGGTTGCGTGACTTCGCTTCTGACTCGTGGCTGGAGGTGAAGTACGGGTGGAAACCCTTACTTCAAGATGTAGAGAGCTTAGCGAAAGCGACAGCTCTCGGATGGCAGGTAGAACCTGCTGACATCGTCCTCCGTTCACGTTCCAGAAAGAAGTCTGATCCGTACTACGTAGCGGGAACCGCCACCGACTTAACCGTCGAGGGCGAAGCGTCAGTCAAAGTCTCTTACACTTGTACATTTAGTGTAATTGATCAATCAACAAGGAACTTACAGGGCCTTGGTCTTATTGACCTTGGTTCTGTAGCATGGGAGTTAATCCCATATTCCTTCGTTGTCGACTGGTTCGTACCCGTTGGTAGCTGGATAGCCGCTCAAAACGCGCTTGCCGGTACCGTTTTTGTAGAAGGTTGCAAAACCGTCCACTCTGAAGTGGACGCTAATGCAACTGTATACGCAAACGCTGCTGGTGAGTGCAATCTTACGTGTTCCCTAAAAGATTTTGGGATTCAACGTACGAGTTTGTCGGCTGCTCCAAATGTCAATCTCATTATATCGGTCCCCAATTGGAGATCGATACTTAAGTTTGACAAAGCTATCACCGGGATTGCTTTACTACATAATGCCTTCGGGCGTTAGTAGTTTGCACCCGCTACTTACCTTAAACGATGTATTGTTTAAGGGACCCCATCAGACAATCCTGTCTGTTGGAAATCTTTCTCAATAGGAGAAACATTATGGGGCAAGTTGCTTCCATTGCGATCGATGACGGACAGGGAACTCCTGTCAGTCATACTTTTGCACCGACCCGAGTAGGCGCGGACCTCGTTGAATACCATGACAAAGTCACTGGTGTTATAGCGGGGTATCCGAGCATTACTCTGGGAAACCGTAAGCCTACCCTGGCGAACGGCAACTACAAGGTAACCTTGCGTGTCAAGCTACCTGTACTTGAGACAGCGGCAACCGCAGCTAGCGGTTTCACTCCGGGGCCGACGGTGGCGTATATGTTGACTGCGAATGCAGACATCATTATTCCATCACGGGCCACGGAGGCTGAACGTGACGATCTACTGGCATATTTCAAAAATTTGCTGGCAGATGCAGTCGTGGACAGCGCTGTCGTGGATATGGATCCTCCTTATTAGTAGGAGGTGTTCCATGAGTAGTGAGCCTG